GGGTCATTTGTAATTCCGTATTACAACTGACTCTACGCTGAGGTCTCAGTTTGCTTTGATTATATCACAATTTCTTACGATAGTACAGCACTATCAACTTCGGACATTTACCGTGATCGTGTCTTATTTCAATCGTAATAGGTGAGTTCTTGGCCATTGAAGCTACATCAACTAGGTCTGAAAGAATAGTGTTGATTGAAGTCTTGCGATGTTCTTCTACATCTACTGTGGCGTGGTCAAGTTGTCCGTCATAAAAATACTCAGTGGTGTGTTCCCACTTCAAATCATTGATTTTGTTTGTCTTTCTGATTTTGCCGTAGGGTATCATTTTGTCCTCCTTATACATGGAACTTTAGTTTCTTTGGTTTTGGTCTGTTGTACATCTTGTTCATTGGTGGGTTCTCAGTTTGGTACAGTTGCCAAGCTATAGCTAGGCTCATTACTAAATCATCGTGTGATGACTGTTCGGCTTCTGGTCTACCGTTTGGTTTGATAATGAATGAAAACATCTCGTTGATAGTTGGTTTGTCATAAATGCGAATTAGTTGGTTATCTATTGCTTCTTTGAGTAGTGAGAGCATTGCTGGTCTGGTAGCAGAGTTAGTTGAAAAGCCATACTTCTCGGTCTGTTCTAGCCCCTCTGTCGTACCGATTGTTTTTTGTGTATACATGATCCAATCACCATCACGGTTAAGGGTTGCTAGTCTTTGCAGTTCAAACACGCCACCGTTGTTGGTCTCGTAAGCTACCACTGGTCGTACTCCTGTTTGTTTGTATATAGTAGAAAGCTCTTGAGCAACTACTGGAGTCATTTCAGTTGCAGTTTGCTTTGAGTGATAAACTGCCGGGACATCCAGGTTGGTTTTAGATAGGAACTGAGCACAGCTATAATCACCACCGCCACTTGAGGTATCTGCGGCACAGAGGATAAACTCACCTTTTTGATACTGTCTAAAACGCCTAAACATTATCTTCCTTTGACATTTCCAACATTGCTCTTACGCCTTGCTCATAGCCCTCTGTGAAATAAAAAGACTTTACTAAAGCAAGGTACTTGTTACTGGAAACATCTGGTTTTCCGTTTTCTTCCCAGCATTGAATCCATCGTTGCTTGATGTCTTTCATACTTTTATTGGTTCTTTCGTTAATCTGTCATAGTTTCTGAGAGATTCTAAATCAAAGTAGCACTGGCCACTCGTTTGAAACGCATCACTTGGTCGCTCTGGGAACTCTTGTAGATAATCACTCTCGGTTATTGCTTGTCTGCGCTTCTTTTCAAGCTCTGCTTCTGAATAAAAGTCTCTGGCAGGAAAGAATAAGGGCTTGAAGTCTTTGTTGCCCATTTCAGCTTCATCATAGAGTGATTTGAACTCATTGTAGCCATTGGCAGTTGTTTCTAGGATGTATCTACCATTAGGCACAACAGCATTACCAGCTCCTTTGAGTATCTTGGAAAGATTTGGATAGAAAGCTGCTTCTGATAAATGTAAGTTTGTAATTGTTTTAGATCTTCCAAACTCAGTGCTTTTGGCTGTTCCAATAGTGTATCTGCCGTTAGTTGCTGCGTTGAATAACTCAGTTTTGGAATTGTATTTCAACGGTACTTTGACGCTGTTGATTCGTTCATAGCTCTTGATGTAATGTTTGACTCGATCTAATAGTTCCTGAGCATTTTCTTCTATATCAGCGACTACTACACATCTGGCATTTTCCTTAAGGATAAAATCAGTAGTAAAGATTGCCAATATCAGTGATGAAAAGCCCTGTTGTCTAGCTTTAAGAATAATGTCGTGACCACTCGCTTCTTTTGCGTATCTCTCTTGGACATTGTTGGGAGAAAAGGGTACTTCTTGCCCCTCTTTATCGATAATAGTGAAATTGTCTCTAATGAAAGGTAGGTAGTTAGCAAGAGGCTTCATAGGTCGTACTTGTCTTTCTGTGTTATCTGTATTTGGTTGAACTGTACCGCTGTTGGAGATTCTGTTTTAGGTATTGCGTGGCCTAGCCATAACTTAGTAGATTCGATCTGGTTCTTCTCGTCTTCTGCGCTAATAGCTAGCTTGTGTAAGTTGTCTACAATTTGTTTGGTTTTGTTTAATTCAAATATGTTTTCTAGGGCATTAGCTACTTGTGGTTTGCTTGCGGTTCTACTAGCTTCTTCTTGAATAGTGCTTTTCTTAGTAGTTGGAGATACATCGTAAGCTTCTAAATAGGCTTGTTGATACTCTTTGCCCTGTGCTACGCCCTTAACAAACTTGGCTTGCTTTGGAGTGAGCTTAACTTTTTTGTCGGCCATCCCTTAGTCCTTTTTGGTAAGCAAGTTCACAGATTCCAGCTATGATGTCAGCGTAGGCTTTTCTTTTTGTTCCACCCCTCATGTATACCTCTAGGGCTTCTTTGGCTCGGTAGCGATAGAAGTCTTTGTCGAACTTAGGACTTTTTATTTCTATGTCCACGGAAAATCCTGGCTAAGTTAGTTGATTTTTGGTTTAGTTTCATTTTTTACCCTCTCTAATATGCAAAAATAACCAGACGACAAAATGCTCGTCTAGTAGTTTTCGATTACTTTTGTAAATCCAGTGGGGGGAGAGAGCCTAGTGATGATTAACTTGTGCAAAAAGTGACTTTTTTTGTTTGTGATGGGAAAACACAACCCGACTAGCGGGGTAAGTAGATTTCGTAAACTAAGTGGCTCTCTCGGTTAAATGGAATCGTTATGCCCTCATTATAGCAAGATAACCCCTGTTTTGCAATAAAGCTTTGTTGTACATACATCTACACTCTGGTTGTTTTGGCATTGACAAATCTTAGTGCTTATGGTAAGATGTAAGCACAATTAAATCTATCAGGAAAGGGATTATACTGATGAAAAAACCAAGTAAAAGCTCTATTGAGCACCTAAAAACAATCGTAATCGTAGTGTTGGTTACTAGCATCTTAGCTTTTATTGGCGGTATCAAGTACGCTGAGGCTATCCAAGTAGCTCCTCCAGTACCAGTTCAACCGTCAAAACAATAGAGCCGTCACCAAAGGTAGAGGCTATAACAGTGTCGGCTCGTTGTGAACCGTATTTAGCGATTGTCCAGAAGTATGATTGGGATGTGAGAACCGTCATGGCAATTATGGAAGCTGAGAGTCACTGCAGCCCGCAGTCTGCCAATATGAGCGATGTCCATAGTTCTTGTGTAGGGTCTTATTCTTTACTCCAAGTTGGGTGTTTTTGGTATCCGTTTTTCGGGGAAAGTGATTTGTTTGATCCAGAAGTGAACATCGATATTGCCTACAAAGTCTACAAGAGGTCTAATTCATTTAACCCTTGGACTACATACACAAGTGGTAAGTTCAAAAAATACATAAAGCCCTAGAAAACTGGATTATCACAAGAAGTGACAGCTTTTTAAGGCATTCTCTAGGGCTACCATAATTATATCAACTACTTGACAAAACTTGAGCTACTTGCTATAATAGGTGCATAATCAATCATCGTAAATGGATTACAGCGATTGGTTTACAGAGCTACAACATACGCCGAGCAGGATGTCTCATCTCAGCCATAAGCCGTCACTGGTAGCAACGAGAATCTGTTGAAGAAGCCTCACAAGGGCTTTTTCTTTTATGTTGAATGATATTTCTCGAATGCTTCTGATATCTTCATAGTGAGTAATCTTTTCCGAGTTTTTGTGTGAGTTTGGACGGCTACAGTTTATCATCTTAGTCAAACTTTCAGCAAATCATTTTTAAAAGTTTTTCCAGGGACAATTCTTCTCTGCCGTTTCTTCTCTAGTTTTTGAATCTGTAAATCGTTAGTGATTTTGATTAAGTGCTCTGGTATTCCATCTTCGTCCGGGACGAAAGGGAACGCAACATCGACATAGGTCTGTCGTCCGTCTTGGCCCATCTCCAACTGGTAATAACCAATTCCACTGTCAATTAGCCCTTTAACATATCTTGCTGTATCTCCTTTGTACCTGCCTCTAACCCAAATGTAATCAATCATAGAACCACTTAGCCCTTTCTGTAATAACCTTAGTTTCTTTATCGAGTTCTGATAACCGTTCGACCTGTTCGTAACTTCTTGTGATGAAGTCTAGGTCTGCTTTCCACCCACGATCGTTGTCACCACGATGAAACTCTGATTCAGCAGTGTTCTCGATTGCTTTGGCTAACATTTCGTAGCCAGCGTCTTTGAGTCTTTGCCTAATCTTAGTTTTTCGTTTGTCTGTGAGTTTGTAGGTATTGGGGTTTTTATCAAAAAGCTGAATGTAGAAGTCGTAAATCTTTTTGATTTCGACCAAGTCGTTCGACTTGTATATATTCTTCTTCTTACTTCTTCTTTCTTGTAATGTGTCATCTCGTTGTCGTCTCGTTGTCATCCCGTTGTCATCACTGCTGTCATTGGAGCTTTGAAATTTCTTCCAAGAACAGATATGAAAACGAGTAAATTTGTTGTTACTGCTTTGTGTCACCATTTTGGCTTTTTTGAGCCTTAGAAATGCGTTGTATGCAGTCGTTGGTTTTAGACCACTGTAATATGCCAATATATTTCGACCAAAACTACCGGTTCCGGTTTCTTTATCGCATATCAACAACAAAGTGATAAAGACAACCTTTGCATTGACATCGTGTCTTAAAAACTCATTGTCAAGCAGTTGTCTGTGAAGCTTGACCCATCCTTTTTGTCCCATCGCTTTTTGAACCCTCGATATTGTTTTAATATTCTTGGCGGGCTAAGGTGGTTCAATTCGTTATCTTACTTTTTCTTAGTAACGACAAAAAACCCCGTTGCTAGTTGCATTGGGGTCTCGATCGACAATTCACTGTCTATATTACCACCGTAGAGGTCTTTTGTCAATAAAAGAAAGCCAGCGAACGAACTTGCGGAACATTAACTGGCTTTCAATGAATATACTATAGCACAAGGCTTGTGGAAAACAAGACCAAAAAGTACTTGCTTTAGCTTAGGAGTGGGTGTATTATAGGGGTAAGCTTAAGATTTCTCTTAAGAACGAACTTGCACAATTTAGACTAGCACTACCAACAAAAGGGGACTAGTTCTTGTTGTAAACTACCAATGAGTTGTTTACAAAACAGCCGCTCTGGCCACTGAGCTATGTCGGCAAAATCAAGAATTAGAATATCAGATTAGACCCCTAGTTGGCAATAACTTCAGGGGTTTTTTCTTTGGGGTCTCGATCGACAATTCGAGCTTCAATTGACAATCTGGTGAGGTTTGTCAGGGAAGTGTTTACTCAACCGAAGCTGAGAAGATATCCAGCTCAACCGAGGACACAACCACATTTTTAACAACTAAATCGGACTCGGTGTTGGGTGCTACGACTCGTGGAATCGTTTGCACCCAGTGGTAGCCCCAACATCGGGTCTGGAAAAGGAGAACACAGGTATGAAATATTACGATCCATACAAGGAAACAAACCTGGAAATTCAACAACTAATTTTTGACATTTTGAAAGTAGCAATTACGCTTGCTGTTTTCATGGTGGCCCTTATCGGGTTGATGTGTCTATAGGAGAAAAAAATGTATAACGATGTAAAACCAAAGCCAAAAACAGCGTTCGAGTTATTTCTTAACTGGATGAACGACACTACTTCTGAGCTTGTATCGTCAGCTACAAGCATGAACCAAAAAATTAACATCAAACAGATTGATGGTGGCACATTCGAGCTGAAAGAAGACCACTGGGTATGCACCCACGAAGATTCTTTTATCGAAAAAGCTTGCTGTGCAGTTGGAACAGAGGACTGTGATTGCAAGGGCAGAGACTACAAAGTATGCCCCAATAAATTTTGCACGGGATTAGAGGAGTCGGATTATGGACTCTGAAATTAACCACGCAATTATAGAGGCAGAGTTCGCTATAGTAAATGCTAAACTAGACTACCTTATAGACCTCCAAAAACTAGATATGGCTACACCAGAAGAACTACAAGAAAAAGCCGATGCAATTAGAGACGGCCTGAGAGAAGACGGAATAAATGCTTATACGCAACATGATTCGGGAGGAAATTAAATGGAATTAGTAAAAATCACCACTTTAGATGATTTGCAAACTTTTAGTGCAGATGTCAAAAGATTTATCCACGACAACAAAATGTGGATGGACATTCACGGAAAAGGCTATGTGCTGGTAGATGGCTGGTCGTTTATGGGTGGAATGCTTGGTATAACACCAATCATTAAGGAGCTTGAAAACCAATCAACAGACGATCAGATTAAATATCGAGCCTCAGTTGTTCTTAAAAAGAATAGCGAAGTAGTAGCCACAGGGTTTGCAATCTGTACCAATCAAGAAAAAGGCAAGATCCAGTTCGATGAGTACGCTGTAGCTTCAATGGCTCAAACAAGAGCTATCGGCAAAGCTTACAGGGTTTATCTTGGCTGGATGATGAAACTGGCAGGATTTGAAACCACACCAGCCGAGGAAATGAACTCAGTGGACACAACTGTTTCACCAGAGAAATTAAAAAAGATTGTGAAAGAGTACCAAAATGGTGACGATACACCAGACTGAACAAGGGACTAGCGAATGGCTAGCCGAGAGAGTCGGTAAATTTACGGGCTCAAACGCTATAAAACTCTTGAAATACGGCAGAACCGACAAAGCAAGAGTTGAAGCTAACCCCTCTTTCACTGGAAACTACTGGACTAAAAGAGGACAAGACCTAGAGCCTTTTGCAATCGCAGCTTATGAAATGGTCAAGGATGTCAAAGTCGAACGACCCGGATTCATCACTAACGATGACTACCCAGAGTGTTTATTCTCACCAGATGGAATATGCGGGAACACTTTGGTTGAGGTTAAGTGCTTTGGCGAAAAGAAACACACGGCTGTAAACCGCAGGAAGATTCCTGACGAGATTTTGGCCCAGGTGCATTTCGGAATGCTTATGGCGGAACTAGACGAAGCACACTTGGTACTTTTTTCAGATGAAGTAGACGAAAGGCATGGTCTGAAAATCATACCAATCAGGAAAGACAAGAAATTGGAAAAAAGATTAAAGAATTTAATGGAGGGCAATAATGTCAAGAGGTAAAAAAGCAACAGAAGCGGAGTTCTACAAAGTCAAGCAATTGATTGACCTAGAGCTAACTATTGCAGATGTCGCAAGTATCACGAAAAGATCAAACCAATTCATCAAAGACATGATAGATTTTGATAACTTTGAGGACTATGAGCATAGGAATGACCAGCTAAAAGCAAACAAGATAGTCGAGCAACAAAACCTAAATCTTCCAGATGATATGTTCCGACCAGTTGGCGATTATGTAGATAGCCACTTTAGAGCAGAAGTATTGGAAATATTAAGGCAAGCACTTGCTTTTCGGCCAACCACCGAAACAGAAGTCATGCAGTTTATTGAAGACAATGAAAACAATGTTGATTTGATACAAAGAATCAACTGGCAATCTTTTACTAAATTGCCTAAATACAAGGAGAAACACGATGTCTAGGAGTTTTAACCAAGTAACTTTAATGGGGAATCTTACCAAAGACCCTGAACTTTCCACGACCCCAGGTGGTCAATCAGTCGGTAAGTTCTCACTAGCCCTTAACCGGAGCTACAAAGTAGACAACGAATGGAAAGAATCAACTGATTTTGTAGACATAGTTTCCTGGGGGAATCTAGCCGAACGAAATAAGCAATATCTTTCAAAAGGTCGTCCAGTTTTAGTAAGTGGTCGTTTACAGAGTCGAAACTGGGAGCAGGACGGTCAGAAGCGAAGCAAGGTCGAGGTTGTCGCTAGTGATGTGGTTTTTCTTGGATCTAAAGATAAAGAAACAGTACCAAAAGATATCCCGGACGAACCAGTGGATTTATCGGAAATACCTTTTTAGGGAGTAGATGGTGGAAAAACGAACAGACAAACAGAACCGCTCCTTACACCTACTTTTCAAGCTCTTAGCTGAAGAATTGAACCAATCGGGACTCGATATGCGTAAAACCCTTAAACCAGGCGTAGAGATACCCTGGAGCGGCGACAGCGTTAAAGAGTTCTTATGGCGACCGATCCAAGAAGCTCAACTCAACAAGAAATCAACTACAGAGCTTACTACTAAAGAAATTGATGCAGTTTTCGACACTATCACTAGACATATCGGTGAAAAGTTTGGAATTTATGTACCATTTCCGTCAATAGATGAGGTGCTAAATGAAAAAGTCTAGCATCAAAACTCTAAAGAAAAAAGCAGACGCAGCGTTCTCGCTGTACATTCGTTACCGGGATTCAAAAGACTTTATGGGTATCAGAAAAGCCGAGTGTATCACTTGTGGAATCTGGAAACCTGTTAAGGAAATGCAGAACGGACACTTTGTATCAAGAGTTTGCTCTAAGCTTCGGTATGACGATTCCAACTGTAACGCACAATGTTTTAGCTGTAATTGCATGAAACACGGAGACCTTTACCAGTACGCTAAGAAGCTTGACTTAAAACATGGTGATGGAACAGCGGATCGTCTACATAACCAAAGAACTGAGTATTTCAAACTAACGGAAGAATTTTTACAAAAAGTAATAGATGACTCAAAAGAGTACATCAAAGAAATGGAGGGCTAAAATGGCCGGAAAAGCAAATACTTCTTGGATGACCACAATGGTCAAGAAACACGGAAGCAGAAAAGCAGTCAAAGAATGGATGCAAACAATCGGAGCAACCGGGGGTAAAAACTCAAACGATGGTGGATTCGCAAGCTACCAACTCTGTAACTGCGACTTAATAGAAGAACCTCATTACAAGCAACGATGTGCTGGTAAAAAAGGTGGAACAATCTCTAAAAGGAGGAAGAAATGAGTAAACTAAGTTCAATTATGACGATAGTCTTTTCAAAGAACTATCTCTTAGCAACAGACAAAAAAGCCTACATTATGGGTGGTGTAAAAACATTAGATCAGGCAACGGGTCTAATCAACCAAATCAATAAGCCTCTTGAAAACATGAGGTACGAGCTGACTGCTGTCTCTAAAACCAAGAAAGTAAAGTCATGACACTAATTATTATCGTTTGTGTAGTTTTTATAGCTTTAGTGATTGCGTCTGTCTGGGCTTGGAACTATGACGAATTAGACGAATATGACGACTTTGAATGTATTGTAGAGCCTAAAAAGGGGAAAAGATGAGCTTTGAACCAAGTAATAAAACAGTAGGCGTGATTGCTAGAATGTTAGAATTATGCCGAGATGAGATTGAAGTTAAAAAAGTCCAGGCTATGACCAAAGACTACGAAGTAAAAGTGTCTTGTCAGAAGTTAAGACAAGTACTCTCTAGCACTAGAAAAGAGATGAGATGAGCCACGCCTACAATCAATTAAAGTAAAGGAGAAGTTATGCGAACAGAGTATGTTAATTGGTATGACAAAAAAGTGCCTATAGGAACTAGAAAAAGGCATTTTATAAATTACCGATTACATGAAGGTTGGAGTTTTTATAAAACAATAAACTATGCTAATAAAATGTTTGGTAAAAAACCGAACTATACAGAGCCAGAAAGGCCAGAATATGATAATTGCGAACATGAATATTATTTAGATGGCTATGTTTCAAGGTGCGAAAAATGCCAAGAAACTTGCCAAACTTGTGCACACACTTTAGATTTTGATATTTGCGAAGAATGTGGGGCTTACGATTATTTATGCTAATGCCCTTCCGCCTACAACCAATTAAAGTAAAGGAGTAACATTATGAGCACAGTAACTAATACAAATTGCCCAGACTGCGGATGTGTGCTTTACATACAACCAGCACAATTTGGCTGGGAGAATATAGTCTGTAGCAGTTGTGATTTTACAGATAGGCAACAATCATGACACAGATAGATGATATAGAGCAACTTTTATTAGTAGACAAATCGTTTCAACACATACTGAAGTTTGCACCAGAAAGTCAAAGAGAGCTAATGACTTTTGAACTAGCCAAATATTTTACCGCACTTATCGCTACCCAAATACAAGAGGCTAGGATTGATGAGCTTGAATTAGCGGTAAAAAGTTTTGAATGGGGCAAAGGCACTGATTATTTAACTGACCGTATAGCCTGGGTTAAACGGAACACGCCAGACCATTGGGCTATACATGGTGATGAATTACCTAGTGCTTCTTTAACCAGAGCCCTGATAGATGAAGATATAGAAAAGTGCGAGCAACATATAGCAGAAATGGAAGAGGAACTTAAAAAAAGACCCCCCAACCAACCTACTAAAGCTAATAAGGAGAACGATAATGCGACTGATTGACAAGCTAATTAGCGATAAACTCAAGTGGCAAATTGAACAGGAAAAAGCCCAGATACAAAGGGAAGCACTGGATAATGGTTTTGAGATGGGGCAAAAGTCTATGCAGGAACGATTGCTAGACACTGGCATACTCGGCACTAAAGAAGATACCCACACCATTAAATGTATGAACTGTGCGATGACTATTAAACTACCTTGCACTAACTTTGCATATAAACAGACATTAGACTACGCCCCCAACCAACCTACTAAAGCTAATAAGGAGAACGATAAATGACTGAACCTACAGACACCAATCAAGCTAGTGATATAGGTAATAAAGGAGGAGTGGAGAGAGGAGCAATCATAATGGATAGTACGAAGATACCTAAGGTCAGAAACCCAAAACCAACAGACTTTAAGAGCAGGTGTTGTAACGCCCTTGTAGTAGAATACGACCCTACTGGCAAGGGTGCAGAAAAACACTGGCTTGGCCATCAATGCACAGGGTGTGGTAATCAAGCACCACTAAGTAGTGCAGATTTATTAAAAATTATGGGTATTAAAAAGAAAGGCTAATCATGGATAGTACAGACACCAATCAAGCTAGTGAAGATGAGCTAGACGAACAAATAAGGCTGCTGTTACAAGACGCTATGGGCGACTTCCCAACAGAACACCTGCTGGAATACCATACAAACAACTTCAAGCAAGCTATCCAAGCTATCATCCGCACCGAAAAGCTAAAGCTATTAGCAGAGGTAAGGGAGCGAGTGATTGGCGAGAGCTTTAAGCCATCTGGCTTTGATGAAAGATATTCTAGGCAAGAGGGCGACAATGGTCATATCACACATTATGAAACAAAAAAAGACGCTGATACTATCAACCAGCACCAAGAATATCAGCGTACTGAATTAACCAAACTGGAGGCAGAGCTATGACAGATAATACGGAACCTACAATAGATGAACTAGTAGAGATGTGTTTTGATGATTTATGTATTAACAACACTGGCAATTACATTCGTATAACATTTGGCGACAAAAGTATGAATGTAGACTACGAGCATTTCTTGGCAT